TTGAGAAGGGTTCAATCTCTTTACCAGATAACCCTTCTTCAATCAAACTACTTAACCAGCATAACGTCAAAGAGCCTCTAGGTAAGGCTCAGTATTTCAATGAAGTAGATGGCGAAGGTATCTATGCCTCCTTCAAGATTTCTAACTCTTCACGCGGTTCAGATGCTCTCATTACAGCATCTGAGGGATTGACAGCCGGATTGTCAGTAGGCGTTGAAGTTATCACTGCAAAGAACAAGGCTGGTGTCATGCACGTGTCAGCAGCAAAACTGTTCGAAGTATCTTTAGTAACAGAGCCTGCTTTTAAGTCGGCTTTGATTACTGATATCGCTGCTGAGGAAACTCCAGCAGAAAACATCCAACAAACAGAAAGCGAGCCAACTGTGGAGAATACTCCAGAGACAGTTGCAGCACCAGAAGTTGAGGCAGCAGCTGTTGAAGCCGCTCGTCCAACTGTGGTATCAGCAACTTACGCAACACCTCGCATCAAGCCACTTACCGCTGGTGAGTATCTTGAAGCATCCATCAAGGCATCACTAGGAGACGATCAAGCTCGTCAGACTATTCTTGCTATCAATGACACATCAACAAACACTGGTCTAACTCTTGCTCCACACCTAAACGAGTTCATCACTACATCAATCGATGGCCGTCCAGCCGTAGATGCAATCTCAAAGGGTGTATTGCCAGCAACAGGAATGTCATTCACAATTCCTAAGATCACAACAGCACCAACAATCGATTCAGATTCAACTGAAGGCGAAGCACTTGCTGGTACTGAAATGGCTTCAGGCTACATCACACCAACAGTCAAGAAGGCTGCTGGACTTCAAAACATCTCATGGGAATTGCTTGACCGCTCTGGCCCATCTTTCTATGCTGAACTTGTTAAAGAACTTCAGTACGCATACGCAAAGGCAACTGACCAGGCTGTAGTAGCTGCTCTTGTTGCTGGTGGTACTCAGGCATCTACACAGGCTGCAACAATCGCAGGCTTCAAGGCTTATATCGCCAAGGAAACTCCAGCCGCTTATCTTGCAGCTGGTAAGTTCGCCAAGAACATCATCGCTAACACAGCATGGTGGGAAGCAATCATCACAGCTGAAGATACAACTAATCGTCCACTCTTCACAGCCGCACAACCAATGAACTCTCCAGGAAACGTTGGAGTTCAATCACTAACTGGAACAGTAATGGGCCAGAACTTGTATGTTGATCCACACATGACAACTACAACACTTATCGATGATTCAGCATTCTTGGTTGTACCAGAAGCTGTCACATTCTACGAGTCTCCACAGACTCAAATCCAGGTGCAAGCACTTGCTAACGGCCGCCTACAGGTTGCTGTCTACGGCTACTACGCAATCGCCACTAAGGTCGGCGCAGGCGTACGTCGCTTCAACCTAACTTAATCAGTTAGAAACTAAGTCGCTGAGAGGGGCATAGCCCTTGCCCCTCTCAGTCTTTAGAAAGGATTGGGAATGTCAATTACAACAGTCGCAGAACTTCGATCAACACTCGGAGTAGGCACCTTGTATTCAGACGCGACCCTTCAGGAAGTGTGCGACGCAAGCGATGCAGTCCTACTTCCAATGCTATGGGCTAATACTCAATACCCAGTAGCTCATGGCAACACCGGCACTGTGGGAACACTTTACTTTGATGTATCAGTTGATTTTTATGTAGGTCAGTCAGTAGTTATTGCTAATTGTGGAACTAAATACAATGGCACTAAAACAATTACAGATGCCACACCTTATTCATTTTCAGTAACAACTACTCACACTTCAGATACAGTGCGCCACCCAATTACACCTTATGGAATCGTAACCGGTGAGTCTTATATTGACTGGACATTAGATTCAGCAGTCCAGACAGCCGCTTTAGAGATAGCTGTAGATATCTGGCAGAGCCGCCAAGCTAGTAATAGCGGTGGCGTTAGCCCAGACTTCCAGCCCTCACCGTACCGAATGGGCAATACCCTTTTGGCGCGGATTAGAGGATTGATCGCACACGCGCTAGACCCTCGTTCTATGGTGGGCTAATGGCCACATCGATCACAACTCTTAGAACTACACTTGCAGAAGCCTTGATTAACAACGCGCTATGGCAGACCTTCGCGTTCCCACCAGCAACAGTCCTGGCTAATTCAGTAATCATAAGTCCGGATGATCCTTACATTACGCCCAACAACAACTTGCGTAACACGATCAGCCCGACTGCCAATTTTAAGATCGTTATGACTGTGCCTTTATTTGATAATGAAGGCAACCTAAATGGCATTGAACAGAATGTCGTGGCAGTGTTTAATTTACTTGCTGCCAGTTCTTTGAACTATAATGTAGGCAGCATATCTGCCCCAAGCGTTCTCAATGCTGCTTCAGGTGATCTGCTCAGCTGCGAGATGTCCGTATCAATCCTAACAAGTTGGAGTTAATATGTCAGACCTAACACCAGAGGATCTAGCCTTCTTGAAGAAGATTGGTCAGATCACAGATGCACCAAAGTCAGTAACTACTAAGAAGGAAGAAGAATAATCATGGCAATTTTTCTAAATAACAAAGTTGGTTTTAAGGTTGCCACTATCAATCTTTCAGACCATGTCACTGCATTCACACTTAATCGTCAGGCAGATCAAATCGAAGTAACTGCTATGGGCGACACAGCTCACAAGTTCGTTACCGGACTTTCAGCAGATACCATCACAGTGTCATTCTTAAACGACACAGCAGCATCAAATGTTCTAGCAACACTTCAGGCTGCTTATGGCACAACTGTTGCATTTGCTGCTATCCAAGATTCATCAGCTGCTGTATCAGCAACTAACTTGCTTTACTCAGGCACAATCTTGGTTGATAACATCACAGACATCAACGGAGCCGTTGGCGATGAAGGTATGATGGATCTAACCTTTACTTGCAACAGCAAGACTGCTACAGCTTCAACTGGTACTTGGTAAACAACTTCTAAAGAAAAGGGCTAAAGAATGGCAAAGCTAAAGATCACAAGGGCAGATGGCTCTGTATCTGATCATCAGATAACTCCATCGATCGAGTACGCATTCGAGGTTTACGCCAAGAAGGGCTTCCACAAAGCCTTTCGAGACGATGAAAAACAGAGCGATGTGTATTGGCTGGCTTGGGAATGTATTCGCCGCAGCGGTGAAACTGTCAAGATGTTCGGTGCTGAGTTTTTAGAAACACTTGCAAAGGTGGAAGTTCTAGATGATGACCCGGAAGCATAGGGCGTGACTCATTTACTTACTTGGTCGCAAGGCTAAGCCTAGAAACGAGGATCGCGCCTAACGACTTACTCGAACTCGATTCGAGAATGTTTAAGGCTTTACTACAAGCTATTAAGGATCGAAACAAGGAGATCAAAGATGCCAACAGAAGTAAGGGGCGGAATCGCACTTCGTAAAGCATTGAGAAAGTTTGCTCCTGATTTAGCCAAAGAAACTCGAAATGAATTGGCTGCTCTGTTAAAGCCTATTGTTCAAAACGCTAGAGGATTTATCCCATCGCAAGCACCCTTATCTGGGTGGGGTAAATCTTCTGTTACTGGTCGCTTCCCTGAATGGTCAAGTGCTCAAGCAAAAAGTGGTATTGGATTTAAAACAACTCCTAGCAAACCTAATCGATCTGGATTTAGATCACTAGCTCGCATTCAAAACGCTTCGCCATCTGGTGCTATTTACGAAACTGCTGGGCGTCTAAATCCTTATGGCAGATCTCAGGCAAAGACAGAGACATTTAGTGGAACTATTCAAAGAAGAGATTCCTCAGAAAACTGGTCTTATACAACCAGTGCTGGTAAAAATTATGGCAAGAGCAATAACCCAGAAGCAGGTTATTTATTTACCCAAGCCATGAATGAATACAGTCACATAGTCGATGCTAACAATCAGGTCGGTCGCGGTCGCCGTTCTCGTAAAATGAAAGGCCGCGCAATCTTTCGCGCTTGGGCAGAAGATGGCGGCAAGACAACTGCGGCTGTTCTGAAAGCCATTGAGAAGTCTAATCTCAAGTTTCAAAGCTACACATTGAAGGCAAAATAATGGCCAGTCCATCAGTAGTAATTGATATTGCGGCGGAGTTCACAGGCAAAAAATCTTTTGACAAGGCCAGCAAATCTACTTATAACCTTGAAAAGAGTGTTAAGAAGTTAGGCCGCACATTCGGCGTAACCTTTGGCACAGCAGCAGTCCTAGCCTATGGCAAAGCCTCTGTTAAGGCTGCAGCAGCCGATATTAAGGCACAGCAACAGTTAGCCCTATCGTTAAAGAATGTTGGCTTAGAACGCGATGCTGCCACAGCTGAAGGATATATCCAGAGGCTCGAAAGAGAGTTTGGCATCATCGATGACAAGCTGCGCCCGGCATATTCTTCACTCACTATCGCAACCAGAGATATTGCTGAAACTCAACGCATACTTGGAATTGCACTAGACATCAGTGCTAACACTGGCAAAGACTTTAATGCTGTAGTTGCAGCATTAAGCAAAGCATATTTAGGCAACAACACAGCACTTAGCAAGTTAGGCGTTGGCATATCCAAGGCTGATCTAAAGGCTAAATCATTTCAAGAGATCAGCGAGCAACTGGCTGTTACCTTCGCTGGCTCAGCCAAGAAGTCTGCTGACTCATTCTCTGGATCTATTGACAAACTGGCTATTGCTTCAAACAATGCCAAAGAGATTATTGGAGTTAGCCTTATCGGTGCGCTTCAGTCACTTGGCAAAGATAAGACCATGGATAATTTAGCCAGTGGTATTGAAAGTGCTGCTAAGTCACTTGCTAACTTCGTTGATTCGATCGTCTATCTAAAAGATCAAATCAAATCAATACCGGGTTTTGGCCTTGTCTCATATCTAGGCAGTGGCGTTACTGATCTACTAGGTAGGTTTAGCCCACAGCGTCTAGCCGAATTGGTTAAGGCAATCAAGGGCTTCCAAGGCATGGGTAATGTACCCATGACTGGTGGATCCAATATGGATACCCAGAAAGCTGATCTTGCTGCTAAGAAGGCTGCCGCTGCTAAACTCGCAGCTGATAAGAAGGCTGCAACTGCCAAGATCGCGCTGGATAAGAAGGCTGCGGCCAATGCGTTAAAACTCAAGAAGGCAGAGTCCATCTTTGATCTTGACAAGATCCAGATCGAAGCCGCGCTAAAGGGCAAGATCTCAGCCGATGAAAAGTTACGCCTAGAACTACAGCGAGCAATTCTTAACGAGGACTTTGATCTAGCCGAGAAGTTACAGAAGCAATTAGAAGCATCACAGCGAGCCACAGGAGCCTTACAAGGGCAACTTAATGCCATCAAGCCTATGACTGATCCCTTTGCAGAATGGATCAAGTCTTTAGAAGATATCTCAAAGACTCTCACTAAGATCCTTGGTACTCCGATCAACATGACTTCATCATCGATGGTGAACCCTAATCAACCGATCGTGGCTATTCAGACTCCTAATTCAATTTTCCAAAAGGGTGCTGATGATATTCCAGTGGTTGTTACAGATCCAGTTATCATTGAACCACCAGCAACTAACAACTCACTTGCTGGTTTAGGTGGCACTGGTGGCTTTGGCTTCTCGCTTCCAGATTATCTAAAGAATACGATTCCACAGAGTGCGGCATCAGCACCAGTCACAGTAAATGTGACAGGATCAGTAATCATGCAGGATGAACTGGTCAAGGTCATTAATGATGCTGTAATCGCAGGTAATACAAATGGCTACAACAACTTTAGACCGGGTGCGATCCTGCCATGACAGTTCCGGTAATTAACGCAATCATTAACTTTTCAACAGGTGCTGGCTTTGCTTCGCCTATGATTTTTGATGCAGGTATTCTTGGCGTTAATGCACTGGCAGACTCAGCAAGCCCAGC